TCTTAGCTGTCTCTGCTGCGGTTTTTGCAGTATCTGCTTGACTAGCTTTAGTAGTTGCAGTTGATGCAGAGGTTGATGCATTGCTTTCACTAGTTGCTGCTGCTGTTGCACTATTGGCTGATGCTGTTGCAGAGTTTGCAGATGCCGTAGCTGATGCTGCTGCATTGTTTTGTGCAGTAGTTGCTGATGCTGCGTCAACTATAAGATCCCAGTTTGCAGAGTTAGTATTAGTTGTTAATGGTTGTGATCCAGAAGATGTATGTGCTGTATTACAAAAGAAAATATTATTAGTAGAAGTATCTTTTACAAGATCTCTTACAGCATAAGCAGTACTTGCAGCCCAGTTACCACGGTAAGTTCCTAGTTCTTTTAGTACTTCAAATTCACCCAAGTTATCAAAACCAAGTACTCTGTTTTTACGGGCAGCAGCATTTTCATTGATTTCAAAACTATTAATAGTATTGGTTAATGAAAATTTAATTGACCTATTTAACTCGTCTTGTTGCTGTTGATGTAAAATTACTGACTTATCTAATGCGTCATTAATAACTTCTGGATAAAATCCACCTTGGTTTGTTAAGTCTGTACCTTGTAATGGTGTTAAAGCAGAAGTAATAACAATAGTAAAACCACTTGCTAAATTTTGATCACTACCACCAGACCTTAAAGTTATACTTCCACCGGGGTTGCCGTTTTGGTCTGAGTTTAAAGTAACTATATAATCATTACTTGCACCAAGGGTTAATGTAGTTTCTATACTTGTTGCAGTTTCTAATTTTTTTACAACTACATCTGCGTCTGTAAAAACTTTAAACGCAAAAGGATATGTAGCAGTATTACCATTACCAACTAACGCATTCGTCTTTCTTGTAGTCGAATTTATTGTCATTAATTAGACATCTTCACTATCTTATTAAGGTTACCTTTAGATCTTTGTATTACGGTCACACCTTTTAGTTTCTGCTTTTGCGACTTGCTTTACCTGTAATTAACGCTCTTATATGATCTGGTGTATTTTCTGGATCTATAACACCTCTGTTAATATCAAATTGAACACTAATAGGACGGCCTATAGATGTAAATGGTATACCTGTAACTAAGGTTATTGCTGTCAAAAAATCTTTAACATTTTTACCTGTAATTTCTTTATCAGGATCAAGAAAATTAACAGCTAATCTAACAGTACCAATACCTGCTGCTTCTAAAGTAGATACAGATGGACTTGTTGTAATGCGGTCATCGTATGGTAAATCGTTTAATGCATTAAATGGAACAATAGCTATATTTCCAAAAGGCACTAATGCAGCAGCGGATCTATATTGTGAATTAAAAAACCAACCTGCAACATCATCTAAGTAACCATCTTCATCTTCATCTTCAAAATCACCACCTGTTGCCCTGACAATTAAATCTGCAACAAAAGCTGGCATAGCAAAACCTAATAAATAAGTCATAAACAATTGGCCTTTTGTTCCTCGCCATCCTAAATCTTTAAATAATTTTTTGTATTGTGTAGCGTTTAAGTTTGCAATCATATTAAAATAACCACCAAATTGAACCATAGTTTTATAAAAAGGTGAACCAACTTGGAATGCTGCTAAATCTTCTGCCTGTAAACTATCTTGTGTTAAACGGACGTTAGCGTCTGCTTGTTGTATAGCTTCTTTTTGTACATCTATTTCAGACATTGTTTTTGGGCTTTCTGTTAAAACTTTGTTATAAGTAGCAGACCAAACTACAGTATCAACTTGGTTTTGAAATGCTTGTTGCATAAAATATCCATGCCTTTCTGCCCATTTTTGAATTTTTTGATATTCATTTGGATTTATTATCAATTGATTTAGTGTATCTTGCACATCAAATATTTGATTAAATTGACGTTCTTTCATAAAAGGTGATAGTTCTGCTATCTCTTCTTGAAATTGCATTGGGTTTTGTACATATTGAGCTAATGAATTTTTTAGATATGACGGTCCTACTTTTATCATTGCAGGGAAATATCCAGTAAATTGTTGTAATCCATTTCTTATATTTGCAAACATAATACCAACACCAGTACTTCTTCTAACTTGTGTCCAAAACTTATCCATACCTTTAAATCGACCAGCAATCATAGTTGTTTGTCGAGCAGAACGATTAAGCCAAGGCATTAATGCATTGTCCATAATTGTTGGATCTAATTCTTGCAATCTGTTTGATATATCTTTATTTTTTAAAATTTTAAATACATCTTCTATTGCAGGTTGTACAAACGCAAAACGTATCGTATCGTCAATATGTTTAGTCATTAATCGTAGATCTAATGATAATGGCTTGTTATATTCCACTCGTGCCTTGGTAAAACCATTACCAGTAGAAGGCAATGATTGTCTAAATTCATTTCTTAAATCTTCTAATTTTGCTTTTGATTCTGTATTAGCAACAAGAAAAGGACTAGTCTTTGCTGGAACGTAACCACCTCTAAATGATCCAAACCTATTAACTATAGGTGTTGCTTCTACTTCTTTAAAATAATATCCATAAATTTTTCTATGAGCTTTCTGTATAAGTGGTTTTATTTCTTCGTTTAAATCAAATACGTCTTGTATAAACCTAAAATCTTTGTCAGTTAATATTCCTTCTTCTATCATACGATCTACAAAAGTTTGCCACCTGCTTGTATTTAATGAACCGTCTTCATTAATATCACCCCAACCTCGACCCAATAATAGTTTTCTTAAATTACTTGCATTACCTATATGCAACATAGCACCGAGAATTTCAACCTTGCCATATCCACCGTTTGCATTTCCAAATGTAAACCCTAGTTCTCCAGATGTAATAACACCTTGACCTAAATCTAATTTACTTATCATTTGTGTATAGCGTTTAGTGTAATTTGATCTTTCTATTCTGTATTTATTTAATGCGTCTTTAACAGGCCGCCAAATATATTTTGTAAAAGCACCTACTCCGTCACGTTCTAAAACAACGCTACCAATTAAACCTTTACCAGTTCTAGTTGCACCGTCCATTCCATCTGCCCAATGTTCTATACGTCTTGTCATTGATTTGCCTTGTTGCATAGCCCTAAAAAATCTTGTCTTTTTTATTTCTTTAAGATTAAAAGTAAAACCTTTTGGTGATTCTGTAGTTCCTATTGGATCAGGTGTTTCCATTCTTGCCATTGTTTCCAATAACTCATTTACAGGCACTTCTAAATCTAATATTTTGCCGTCTATTTCAACTTGCTTATCTCGTCTTGCTTGAAACATTAATGTTTGTATTGTTTCGTATACAGTTTCAAATTGTTCATAAGTTAAATTTTTAATATCCTGATTACTTTCTCTTGTTAAATCCTCTATTAACGGACGTAATTGTTCAAACATATCAGGATTATATGCTTGTAATTTTTCTGTATATTGTGATGGTTTATCTACAGCAGGTCCAAATCCATAAGCAGCTAAAATAGATTTTGCAACATTAACTAAATCAGTATTAAAATTTTTCTTTACTAATGTTTTATCTGTTTGAAATACATTTCTAAATAATTTAGTTGCGTTATCATATTGTTTTATTATTTCTAATGATTCTTTAGCTAATTGGTTGTTTAATAACTGTGATTTTTTTGCTTTTATTGCTTCTAACGTATCAGCTTTTTTCATAGCTGCTTCTACATTTTTCGCAGCTTTAGTTTCGTTTCTACTAAATCTTGAGGGTCTAATATCTCTTAATCTTTTTTTAGCTAATAATTCTTTCGCTACTTGTCTCGCAGCAGCAACTTGATAACGTACAGGTTGCATTGATTTAGATAAAAATCTTAACTCTACAGATAAAAATCTTGCTCTTGCTTCATTGTGAATAGCTTCTTGCATTTGTATTTCTTGCTGCCTTGGATCAGTTAAATCACTAAATTCATTTAGCATACGTTCATCTGTACGCTCCATAGCTAGTTCTTTAATTGGTTGTAGTTCTACTAATTCATTAATCATTGCAATAGGATCTTTAAAATTAAACATTTCTGCAATAACATTTACTGGCATTCCTTTATCGCCTGTTTTGGCAATCAATCCATATTTACCACGACCAAATTTTTTAATAATTTCACTCATATCAAAAAATGGTATTGAATTTTTTAAAGAATTTATATCTATTTTGTAACCGTCACCTGCTACAACTCTTTCGTTATTATCATTTATAAATTCACCACGTTTTAAAAATGCGTGTAGTTGATATAGTTTTTCTTTTTCAATTTTATTAGTTTCTTCTTGCATTACTTTTTTTCTAGTATTTGCTACATCTCTTTGTAAATTTTTAATATATTTATCTTTAGCATTACCTAGCCATTTTACTTGTCGCATACTAGCTTCAGTTAATTTTTGCAATGATTCATCCTGTGCTTGTTTCATTGCATCGCTATATTCTTTCCATGTAGCGTCATCCATATTACTTTCTTCTTGTGTCTGAAACATAGGTTTCATTCCATATATTGCTTCTGCTTGTGTAATCTGTTCTTCACTAGCAATCATACGATCCATTACACTTCTTATTTCATCAGTAAGTATTGGTAAATCTGTACCGTTTTCTTGTCTGTATAATTTATTTAAATCATTTGTTATTGTTTTATATATTCGCTTTAAAAATTTTTGAAATTCATTAAAAATTTCTTGTAATATGCAAAACTTTCGTGATATTTTCTTTTTTCGTCTAACGATAACTTGCTCCATGTTTGTATATCTTTAACACCAAAAAAATCTAACAATGTTTGAAAATCATTATTCTGTTGTTCTGAACCTTTCCCAGACATTGCTATGTCTTCCATAACGGTCAACATATAATGTGCTGTCTCATGTAAAAACGTAGAAAAATCTGCTTCTTGTGTAAGTATTGTTGTTAATGTTGTCGGACTAAACTGTCCTCTAGGACCTTCAGATTCTTGTTGCTGTGCAAATTCTCCTGTTTCTACTCGAATAGATCCTCTAGGCTTTCCAACTGAGAGTCTGTAATCTCTTCGTCCGTTAGGGAATTCATCATCGAGACTAAGTCTAGAAGGTTCGACTCTGATGGCAACTGCTGTATCGCCATAGCCAGTATCTGCGATAGCTCTGGTGGTAACGTAGACATCAGGTTCTCCAGCACTTCTGAGTTCACCTGTATCTTTGATTCGTTCTGCGTTTGCTCTACTGGTGTGGTGGTAAACGGTAACTGTTCCGTCTGCATTAAGGGGGAGTCCTGTGATCTCGTCAATGTTTGTTCCTTCTGATTCAAGTCCTTGTTGTTGGAAAGTATCAGTTCCTCGTACAATGCCAGATTCTCCAACATCTCGTTGTGTGTCTCCTGATTGCTCCTCGGATTGTACTGATAACTCATTGTCTACCTCCTGTAATGTAGATTGTATGTCAGCTTCTGATATACCCATTCTAGCAACTAAACTTGCAGCAGCATTGGCATAATCAGGTGCTGCGTTATCTTCGTAACCTGTTTCTACTACTGTTTCTTTTAATTTTGCAGTATCATATAATTTTTTTTCTGGATACCACATAAGGGCTTGCAGATCTGCCATAGTAAGACCTTTTTCTTGTTGTTGCAATATCGGTAACACTTGCCCAAAAATCTTTTCTATAAATCTTCTTTCTGGCGGTCCTTTGGGTTGTTCTTTTTGACCATCTAAGTAACCTGCCAATGAGTTACCTGCCTTACGAATTTCATCTCCAATACTTATTCTGGGTTCACCTTTTATAGGTTCGCCCTTAATGTTTGTTATTATTTCACCAACATTGTTATCAGGTTGTATTAAAGATATTGCTGACATTAATTTACGATTAGCAATTATAGCAGTTTTAGTTTCTATTCTTTTTGCAACTGCGTCTAAATCACCTAAAGTAAGTTTTCTATTTATTATTTTTTCAAATTCTTTTTTTTGTTTTTTGGTTAAAGCTTTTATATATTGTTTTAATTGGCCACGTTTGTTTTTAGCTTGTTTAGTTTTGTCATCAACTAACGTACCTGTCATTCGACCCCATGTACGCATAGCCCATCTGTCTAGAGTTAATTGTTCATAGTTGCCGTATAAATTTGCAAAAAATCCATTACCAATTTTAGGGCCTATAACAGCAGCACCGTACACTATTTCTGTTTTACCAAAATCCTTTATTTCTACTCCTGTATATGTTTCTACTTCTTTTACTGTATGTGTTGTACTCATAAATTTTTCAACATCTTCTACACCGTTTTTCTCAATTAATTCATTTATTAATGAAAAACTTTTTGTCATTGCAAGACTTGCTTTCCCTTCACCATAAGGTGTTGGAAACTTACCATTTTGTTTCCAATAACTATATACGTCTTCTGCAAGGTCAAAATTTCTATTAACGCTCATGCCGTTAGACGTACTTGCTAATGCCCAAGTAAAAGCAAAATTTGATGCAATATCAGTAGTTAATTCTGGATGTATTTTTGCTAATAACCTTTTTGCTTTTGTAACTTTTTCGTTATACCAACCTATTGCGTTTGGATTTTCTTGTAATGCGTATTGAGCATCTGCTAATAGTGTTTTTACTAAATATTTTTCTGTTTCTACAGAAGAATCTGAAAGATCAACTTTGCCTTTTTTGGCTTCATTATTAACTTTTTTTTGTATTTCTAATTTAAAATCTCTAATAGCTGCAAATGGTTTACTACTTGCAAAATCAAAATTTTCAGTTATTTTTGCAATTTGAAATACAGCTTCTGGTACTGGCTTACCTTGTTTTTGCTTACCTCTTTGTAAAAAGACCTCATCATCAGCTTTTAATTGTTTATATATATTTGCTAGATCCCTTCTCCATGTACCACTATTTTCTGTTGATTTGACTGCTTTAGGATCAAATACAACTATTTCTCTAACATCTTGCATTTGACCCGGCATTATCGCACCATCATGTCCTTGTGCAATTAATTGATCTCTAAATCCTTGTGCTGTTATTTGACCTGTTCTAATTTTGTTTTTATCTTCTAAAGTTGCTTCGTATGGATTTTCTAAACGCACATACAAAGGCATAATTATTGGATCTGTAGGACCGGCAGGTAAACGACCTGATTTAATTCTTTGTTTTTTTAATTTTGTATATTCGTTAGCTAAAAGAATATTATCAGTTACATAAACTCCAGTACCTAACCAACCACTATCTAACCTATGCGGATGATCTAATTTAAATTCACTTATGCTGTCTGTAGTTCCATGATATACAACTAAAGGAGAACCATCTTTGTCAACTATTTTAGATTGGCCGAAAAAGTTTTTAAACGCAGGTGATTCTGTTTTTACCGTGCCATCCTGATTAAATAACTGACCTTCTGCTAATTTATTAAATTTATCGTCAGTAGTTATGTTGTAAAAATATTTACTAAAAAATTCACTAGGTTTTATTCCTAATTGATTTGCTTGCACTATTGCAAAATCTCTTACTAAAGGTGCTAAATATTTAATTCGACTAGGTGTAAAAGCTTTTAATTTGGCATTTTTTAATTGTTGTGTAATATTTTCTTCTATAGCTTTACCTTCTTTTATTAATTCTTTTTTTGCATTTTCATCGTTATTTATTATTTGTTCTGCTTGTTTTTTTAATGTTTCTTTTTCAGTTTCAAATACCCCTGCTTCTGTAGCACTAAAACTATCTTCTCTAACACGAATATGAGGTTGTAATGCGTTACCTAATTGCGTACCTGCAATGTTTGTTGCATATTCTCCTGTTGGTATTATTAGATCACCACTTTCACCAGTACCATTAATATCTTTTAAATCATTTGCTATTTGCGGAGAGAACATTTCTAATTGTTCTGTTGTTATACCGTTATCTTTTAACGCTTGATTAAATGGTTTTGCATCTATAAAAATATTAGGAACGTCTTTTCCGTCTGCTACGTCTTGTATATACTTTTGAAATTTATTAGGATTTCTAACTTTAGTTTTATCATTGGTAGATAAACTAGCTAGTGATTCTACAAATGCAGTATTTTTTGTTGATTCTTTTGCTTTTGTACTATTTGAAAAAAATGTAGGACCTGCACTTAAACCTGCAAGTGGAATCATACCAGTACCAACTTTTTCAAATACAGCAGCAAGTCTTTGTGCTATTTCTTCTCTGCCTTCTTTTGTATTTAGTTTACTTTCAAATTCACCTGTATCAAAATATTCTGCAAAATCAGCACCTGCAATATTTACCAATTCTTGTAATTCTTCTGTTGCAACTTCTGATGCCCAACTACGAAAAGCAGTAGTACCTGCTGTTCTTAATACCTGTTGCATTGTGTATTTTTTTAAAGATTTATTTACTTCTTTTAACGTTGCTCTTATTAACAACTGTTTAGCCGGACCTGTAATTACACCAAGACTTGTAAATTCTAATCCACCATTAACAAGACCTACTGCAATTCCAACATTTTTTGCAGTTTCGTGCGAAATACCATTTTCTATTAGTTCGTTATATTGATGACCTGCTTCTATTATTGCTCCTTCTTTTGCAGCCCCTGTTCTTAATCCCCATATAAATCCAGTAATTGCACCACCTTTTACTGTAATAGGAGCAAAAGGACCACCTGCTAATCCTAGTGTCCCACCTATACCAGCACCTGCCGTACCATACTTTACTGATTCTTGTAATGTTCGTGACCATTGACCAACAATAGAACCTGTATTTTCCCAAAGACCCGAACCATCACCTTCTAGTTCTGCTAGTCTTACACCAATTTCTTCTATACGTTTATTTATAGATTCATTAGTTTTACCTAACTCTACGTTTAAACCTTTTTGAAATCCAAGTTTACCCATTTCAGCTTCTAATCTTCCCTTTTCAAAACCTTGTCCAACATTCTCATTAAAATTTTGTATTCCAGTAAATGTTGATTCTATAAGACCTAACTGTTCAACATTATCTTGTGCTATAGCTGCAAAATCAGGATCAGTTAAATGACGCATCAATATCGGATTTGTTTGTGCTAAATCCAATTCATATATATTTTTTTCTTTATTTCTTTCTTTTAAAAGTCTTAAAGTTTCATCGCTATCTAAAGCAATGTTTGACGGTAAATTTAAACGCTCTGCTAATTTTTGTGCTTCACCAGTTCTATCAGGATCTAATTTAGAAACAGCACTCAAAGTTTGTTTAATTAAATTATCATTTTTTTGATTTCTTTTTTCTCGTATAAGGTTAAAAGGATTATCATTACCATAGTTTTGACTAGGTGATTTTTTTATAATATCAAAAGGATTATCAGACATAATTATTTATCCATGTAGTAGTTTGTGATATTTTTTCTAGCCTGTTCTTCATTTTCTGCTCTACCTGATATAAGCCAATATTCAGCAATATTTTGTTGCGTAACAGGTTCATTATCTTCTCGTAGAGAAGCTTTAATTAATTTCAATACATTGTTTCCCTCTTGGGCAGGGATCTTGCTTATAAAGACTCTTTCATTTTGACCTTCAAACGGTACATCTACATAAACGTCTTGTAAATCATCTTGATCAACGAAATAAATATTTTTATTTTTTGTGTCACCAAAAAACCTATCAATATTTACTGTGTCTAATAAAACAGAATTAAGTGCATCTTGTTTCTCACCTCTAGTTAATTTAACGTTGCCTTTTGCTATTTGTCGTGCGTTAATTTCATTAATCCATGCGTCATTTATAGCTACATATTTTGCTTTTTTCTTTTTATTTTTAGCTGTATGTAAATCCCCCATGTTATTTTTATTTAAAGTATTTTTTAACATATTGTTATCGCCTGTTGCTTCAACATATTTATTTTCATTTTTTAAATCTTGTGAATATCTTTCTAATTGTGTATAGGTATTAGGGTTTAAACGATGCCTGTGTGCATTTAAATTATCTCTGACTTCTGCTGGGTTATCAATTAATTTAATTTGTGTATCTAAATCTGATTCTTCTGGTGGTCCTTCTTTGAATATTGTTTGATCTTCTTCCGTAAAATTATCTATTTTAATACCATTAGCTGCAAGATTTTTCCAACCATTTGGTTCAGCAAATGCTATTTTTATTGCAGCATCTCGTTTCTCATTATAAATTGCTGTTTTTTCTTCTGCTATTTTATTGTATTTAACTTCTAAATCTTTTAATGCAACTTCTTGTTCTTCTTTATCTGTAATTGTTGCCTTAACTTCTTTTTTTAAATCATTTAATGAACGCAAACCTGTTATAAAATTTACTTTTGGTTCTTCAATAACTGCATTATAATCAACACCATTTTTTATAATTTGTAAATCATTAATAATTTTATCTTGATGTTTTTGAAATTTTTGTTCTTTTTCTATTTTTGATTTTTCTGCTTCATATCTTCCCACTTTTTCTCTTCTACCTGTAAAAGTTTCTAAATTTTCAGCATCTACACCGGGGTTAACTTTTTCTATATTTTCTGGATTACTAAAAAATTCTTTTCTAGCTTCTCTAAATTTTTTAGCTCCATCTGCTCTTGGTGCAAAATCTTCTCTTTTAGGTGCATTTGGATATGTGTCTTTTGTTGCTCCATAAAATCTATTAAATTTTTTTTCATGTTCATTTACAATTAGTTCATTATATTTATCTAATATTGCTGCCTTTATAATATTTTCATTTTCTGGGTTTTTTAAAAATTCTTCTTCAAATTTTTTCTTAGCTATTGCATATTTTCTACGACCTGCTTTATTATCTGGAAATTTATTTTCAAGCTCAGGTAATTCGTACTCTCGTTGTGCTTTTAAATATAAAGAATCAGCTTTTTCTACTCCTATTTGCTCTATAGCAAACATATGTGTTGGTTCATGTTGGGGTGTTAAAGTACCAATCTTTGCTGAATCTAAATTAAAAAATAGTGATTGACTTCTTTTTTGTTCTAATGATTCTATGTTTTCAGTTTGTTTTTTATTAGTAGTATCATTTTCACCGCTATTTAAACCGTCATTAACAGTATTTCCTACACCATCTTCATAAGAATGATTACTAGACAAAGATAAGGTTTTGTTTACTACATTTATATAATTACCATCATTTTGATTTCCGTTATTATTCAATACTGCGTCTACCACTTTTTCATTTTTTATTGCTGTATGGTTTTTTTCACTACTTACTTCGTATTTTTCAACAACTTTTTTATCTACTAATTCTTTTAAAAAGTTTAAAAAATTTTTGTTACCTGTAGCATCTTTATCTTCTTTAAATTTATCAAGAACATCTTCTGCAACTTCAACCATATATTCATTTATTGCATTTAAATAATTTGAACTTATTCCCATTTTTTTACCGTTAGGACCAATTGCATTAGGATCTGTATTCCAACCTTTTAAGTTTGCTATTTCGTCAATCATATTTAAACCTGCATTAAATTCAGTTTGAAATGCACCACCCAGTTCAGCAAAATTTTTGTAATTTATCTGTGCATTAACTTTATGTGTATCTCTTTTTGTTTCTGTTTCACTTAAATTATATTTATTTTGTTGTGTTAATGAATGCGAAAGCATTTTATTTTGAGCATCTTTTACAGTTACAGAAGCCATTTTTTCAACCATAAATTTAACCATTCCGTTTCTTGCTTTCTTGCCTTTATTATCTAAAATTTGTTTAATTGCTGTATTACTATCATCATATGACGTAGCACCAGTATCTTTGTTTGTAACTTTAACAGCGTCCGCACCTTTTAAATTTGCATACTTTGTAACTACGTTTTGTACCTCACCATGTAACTCGTTATATAACATTTTTGATTCCGCATCATTTATCTCATCGTCAAGTTTGTTTAAAACTTGTCCAGCATTTAACAATGCTTGACCTTGTTTTTTTATCTCACCAGAAACTACGTCTTCACTAGGTCTTACTTGACCGCCAGAAAATTGTACTTCGGAACCTGATGTTAACTGTACTTCGGGTGCTGTTTGTAAAGGTACGTTTTTAGCCATAATTATGCCTTTTTGTAAAACATAGAAGGTGGCAAACTACCAATAATGCTACTTGCACCGGTTAATAAACTACTACTCATATTAAAAAAAGGATCAATTGAAGATGCCGTTTGGAACATATTACTGGCACTAAGACTTGTCATGTCCGCTCTTATACCTATATCAACAGCTTCTAGTCGTTTATTAGACATAGCTCTTACCTTATTTGAATTCATAGTGATCTTGTCTAAAGTTGCTAATATTTCAGAACTAACAAATAAATCTTTAGTACTTCCTACTCCCATCTGTACTCCTCTAGCCCCAAATGATGCTCTAGCACTAGACCTCCTATTACCTGCTTTTATTGATTGTATTTGAAACGCTTTGTTTGCTTGACGGCCTATAAATTCTGCTTGACTTTCTTTCATACGTTTATTAAAAAGCAACATATCTGCTTTATGTTCTAAATTTAATGCCGCACTTTTAGCTTTATTTTGTTCTGACTTTGCAGCATAAAATGAACCGATAGCACCACTAACCACACCAAAACCTTGTGTAATAATTCCAGCTTGCCCTAAAGGACTTAAATCACTCCAACTTGTTCCTGTTAATGTCTGTGTATTAGCCATTGTTGTACTTACCTCTACACTCTCTTATTTTTCTAATATACACACACTATATCTGTTTACGGTCACACTAACCACCCATTGCTACTTCCAATGTTAAGGCTACAACTGTTAATGGTAATGGGTCTGTTTGCCTTACAAACAATTGACCATTATCTTGCCATGTTGGTGTAAGCATAATTTTAATATCTTGCGTTTTTAAATTTGGTGGTGATCCATATGGTTCTGTTGTACGTTGTTTTGCTTCTACTAATTTATCTGCACTAGGACCTGCAAAAATACCAGAACTTTCTAATACTCGTAACCAAACATGGTTTAAATTTTTTACTCTGCCTTGACCGAATGCTTCTACCTGTAATGCCATAGGTAAAGTTTGCAAATCAGCTTCTATAGGTAATCCAATATGAACAACACTAGATGCCTGATCTAAAGTAATAGAACCACTAGAAACTACTTTTTGTGGATGTACCGCACCATCTGCCAAGATGTTTACTGTTTTACCTTCTAGCCATGTAATACCTGATATAACATTTCTTGCAACTTCATAAGTTGTTATTCCTGTATTACGCAAAGATGCCGGTAAATCTTTATCTAATTTTACGGTTGCTACTGTTGCACTTGTAGTAGAAGTTATATTGCAACGATAATAATTTGTGCCGTCTACTAATACAATTGCATCTCCAACATCATCAGTATTAGGAGGTGCATTAAATAAATTATAATTAGCTGTTATTGTAACGCTTTCTCCTTTTGTGTAATTTGTACCGCCAGATATAGTGACGTTTTGTCCTGTGTTTGTATTTGTACCGTTATATGTAGAACCTGCATCAACAAAAAAACTATCACGTTGTGTTGCATATAATCTTGTTCCCATCCGTTCTATATATCTAACGCTACTACCATTTACAGTTCTTTTTATTACTGCATATAAAACGTCATCATTGCCTTCAGAAACACAAGCTACGCTTTCAAACGTACCGTCTGTGTCATGTTGATGCCATGCTCCTATTGCCTGTTCTGGAACATATGTAAGACCTAATAATTTACCATTACTGCTAACCATCCATACAATTGGTAACGGAGCTTTTGATAAACCCATATCTTTTATTTCTAAATTATCAAATAAATGCGGAGCACGAAGTGATAGGTCACCTGTAACAAATCCATTTGCTTGCCAGTTATAACCAAGTTCTCTAACGTGACCACCACGAGCAGCAGTATATACTAAGCTATTATTAACAATTACTGGTTGTGCATTATTAGACCCAACATATGATTGTGGTTTTACTGATATAGATGTTGGTGTTATAGCATCACTATTAACAGAAGTAATTCTCCATTCTGCTGATCCTGTAAGCATAAGTAAATTTGTTAAAGGAACAATATGTCTAATTGTATTTGCTTCACGAGCAGCAACTCTAAACTCAATACGATCATCATCTCGTATAGGTAATCCAAATGACATATTACTTTCAGTTCCAGATTTGGTCATCCATATATTTTGTGGTGCATTATTTGTACCTGCAAACACTCTACGTTGTTCAAAATAAGATACAGCACCGGGATAATTACCAGTACCTACAAAATCATTTTCATGGATTGGTGGAGTAACAGAAAAATCTGGAGAAATATTATTATCAACTATAGATGTAGTAGTTGTTTCTCCTATAAAACCAAAAATACCGCCTTGATCTTTATATACTTTGTACCTTGATGCACCAGTAACTGCATTCCAAGAAATAGTATTTTTAGCACCAGTAACAAAAATATTATTGCTTACAGTAGCACTACTGGATTGATTACTTTCGTCTATTAAATTTGCTTTTACAGCAGTTACAACATAAATATGATCTTCATAAGTATCAGAGTTTGTACTACTAGATGAAGGGATATAAGCACTAACTGATACACCTGTAGGGGCAGTTAATGGGCTACCAAAATCTATTGTTTTTAATTCCCATTTTGTAGCTCCAAGTCTTCTTAATTCTTTAGGTGGATGACTAGGATGTACCAAAGTCATAACGTCAGCAGATTGTACATAATGCACATCAAATAATTGTGCTTCTAAATATGAATGAGGTACTTCATATGTCATATCAGCAGGTAATGCATACCAATTTGTAGAGTTTGGTGGTTGACTGTTTGAATGAGCAGTCTTTGCATAATAATTTGTACCGCTATATTTAGCTATATCTCCTACTACATAATTAGTACTGTTACTCCATGCTGTGCCATCGCTGTAATTTAATGTTTGACCTTGCGTGTGAAATCTGAAATATTGATTACCAAACTCTATAGCCATAGTTTGGGTAGTATTAAACGTAAAAGATAATAATCTTGTTGCTTTTGTACTATCTTTAACTGCTTTAACAAATGCAAGACCCGGCCTGTTTTGTGCAGGTCCTTGTGGTTTAGCAATAAAATTACGCATCAATGATGCACCCTGTTGAAATTTATTATCAGCAATACGACCAAACATTTCTGGTGATATTTCTCCTCCAGAAAATGCTTGTTTAAAGTTGCGTGTAACTGGCATTAATTATCTCCCAGATGTCCAAGGTACTATATGCTCTACTGTTATATCTCGATGTAAATTATCAGATTGTTTTGCACTTGTTAAATAATTAACCATCATTTGAGTACTACGTTTTGCTTCTGCCGCTCCCTGATCACCTTTAATAATAGGACCTGCAAGCATTGATGCCAGATGCCATGACAATGTAATTACAAATAAAGGAGAAAATAACGATGGATCAGTTATAAATGCCTGATATCGCAACATAGCATTCTCTTGATTGGTATAAATAAATTCTCCTTCTACTGCAAACTGTTGTGGTGTATATTGCCCTGCCACAATTGTTGGTGCATAGTTACTTGTTATTCCTCCGGGGGTATCCCCTGCTGACATTCTTGTAGCATAATCATTTTGTGCTGTTGGAGATATAACTGAAACAGGTGACATCATATCCGCAGGTGCTACATATGCATAATCCCATTGATCTAATGTATTTGTAGTTAATGCTAAATTGCCACGTTTTGCCGCAAAATTCCATGTATGCATTTCAAGCAAACTGTTTCTTGCAATTGGATAAAAACGTGCAGCTTTTTCTGCTTGTGCTGATCCTTCTGGTGGGGATAGCGAAGCTATTGTTGCATCATCACCCAAATGAGCTAGGGCAAGGTTGCATATATCTACTTCAGTTGCCATGACATCTCCTATAAAAAGAGGAGGATAGCAGTAATACTACTAGCCCCCTGTAAATCAAATAAGAAGACTAAACCTATTTACTAGCTGCTTCAAGTTGTTTAATTAAAGTATCTTTTGTTTGTCTTCTATCAAGTTCAAGACCGATAGTACGACCATAAACTTCAAGTTCTGCTTTTGTCATTAGTTCTAAATTAGTTGCCTTTACTTCAGCCTTAACAGGTGTAGTAGACGCTACAGGTATCTGAGGTTCAGACCCACTAACTAGTTCTAAATGCTTGCAAAATTCTCCGTTATACTCAAATTCTTCATCAGCTTCTCGTAATGATTGACCAACGAAACACTTAATTTTTGCTTTGTAAATAGGCATAAGTCATTCTTAATTTTAAGCTACGGTAAAGCCAGAAGCATAGAACTTTCTACCGTCACCGATTGTTTCTACTATATCAGCAGTAACTTTACCAGCGTTAAAAGTACCA